ATCCCCACACCGCCATTAGCCGGCATCGCTGATGCTATCTCCTGTGTATCGGCCAACACATCGCCAGACGCGTAGGCGTTGGTATCCAACGTCAGCGCCACGTCTACGATCTTCACGTCACTCGGAGAGGACAACTGTGCGATTCCTGCCATATTTCACCTCACAAATTCTCGAACGTCCACACGCCGTTGACATTCACGATCTTGAGCGGGTTCCAGCGCTTCGACCTTGCAATGCAATCCTCGCAGCTCTCACCGGGTCTTAAACGCCAGTACACCCAGTACTCCGTTTCGTCCTTTTTGATCGGACCCTCCCAGTAGCAGTTGCAGTTCATCCGACAGCGCGTAGACCCATCGCGTGGATACGCGGGTAATTCCGGCAAACCGATATCCTCGCTCTTGGCCTGGTGGTACGCGCGCTGATAGACCGTCTCCAGGCTCTGCGCGTACATCCGCGCTCGATTCGGACCACCGGGCATACTGAGATGAGTTCCTATCTCGTAAATCCAGCGGCTCAGATACGCCTGCTGTTCGTCCAGGTAGGTCCGGTGGATTTCTGACGGCGGCTTGTCCGTACCCCCACCCGACCACCAGCCGAGCTGAGCGATCTGTGGCGCAGAACGCATCAGGGCACCACTCACCCGCTGCCGGAAAGTCACGATCGCCGACGAGGAAAAACGGCTGCGCTGCAGTACGTCGGCCGCGTCCAAAACATACTGGATAGCCTCGTCGATAATAGCCTTGGCCTGATGGCGATAGGTGCGCGCCTCCAGCAAATGCACGCAGCGCAATATCTCTCGGAGTGCGGTTTGTTGATTCATTCATTCCCATCATCAGCGACCTTGAGCACTAGATCATCTCCGTCACTCTCTACCGACAGACCGGTTAACGCCTCAAGTGCGTGTTCGTATGAATCGGCGATTACGCCAGTTCTGATGAATTTATGTTCGTTGTCGAGGCCAAAAATGAACGTCAGGCGGACTCTCCATCCGCCAGCCTCGCCAGAAACAGGATCTGCAACTCTCACAGATGTGTCGAAGCGGATCTCGGCCAGCGGCCAACCGTCGGCCAGCAAATCAATGACAGCCTCCCTGACGCTCTCCCCATTGGGCCTACCTGTTATCGTGCTATCGTCTACGACAGGATAGCTCCCGCCCGGGGGGATCGCCGGCCAGCTCAACATATTCCTGAACATAAGGTCGATGATAGAATTCATTTTCCATCCTCTCCCACCGCCGCCCTGAGTGCCTCGATCGCCGTCTGTACCGCGTCGGCGTGCTCATCTGGCAATGCCTTAGCGTCGGCAAAATCACCCACGGCCCGCCTCACGTCGTCGAAGCTCAGCTCGGCCAGTGCCGCCTCGACGTCCGTCTCGCCGAACGCCTGCACGATGTACGCCGCCAGCCGTCGCGGGCTGATGAAATCCCGTCCGGCCAATGACTGCGCGCTGATGAGCCCCGCCACGGCGCTGATCAATGTGGGCAAGTCCTTGATCACGATGGGCGGGAAATCGACCTCCACGGACAAATCGCGTGGTTTGCCGTTTTCGCCGATCAATCCCAGGTCGCCGTGTTTGATCGCCATCCTGATGACAAAATCAAAGATGTCGGTATAGACGTCCTTGAACAATTGCTGCCAGCTCTCGAATCCTTTCAGCTGCGGCCCGTTCATCGCCGTCATCGAGGCCAGATTCCCGACGCTGGGGTCCCCGGTCAGGTCGGGCTCGGTGATGTCGGTCCCGGCGCTCACCTGCTGGCGCAACATCCGGCCATCCTGGTAAGCGTTGCCGGCCCGGGTATCAAACTGCATTTGCTGCAGATCCACGGCCTCGTTTTCGATGATCGTCTGCGCGCCCTCGCGGCGCTCCCGGCCGCTACTGCCCCCGTAGCGGCCCAGGATTTTGTTACCCCATTGCGAGACAAGTCTACTGACCGCCTGGGCGCCGCCCTTCACTTTCTGTTTGAACGCGAAGGTCGCCGCGGCCAGCGTCAACGTGGCCCGATCTTCCATATAGCCCTTATAGGCGCTGACCCACACAATTGTTCCGTAGAACGCTGGCAACGCGCGCAGCCCGTACCGATTGGCGTGCACGTGGGCCATATAGGTTTGCGTGATCGTGTGTCCGGTGTTGTCTTGGACGGTTACGGTGGAATGTTCTGTCCCGGAGGGGTCATCCCCTGCGGTCAGCCGCTCTGCGCGGCTCTTGGAGAGCGTCCGCGTTTCCTGGCATCCCCAGTCGGGATAGTAGTCGCGCCGGCTCTCCCCGCCGCCGAACGCCTTGCTCTGCCAGTTGAATTCGTAGCGCACCCACTCACGCTCGTAGTAGCGCGTTTTGCGCCGATCGTCGGGGTCTGGGATCACCTGATTGATTTCCTCCGGCTCGACCAGACTCGCCTTGACCGCGCCATCGTAACCGTTGACGAAAAAGACCGGGAACAGCTCGCCATCCACGATCAGCTTGTCGCACAACTCCCACTGTCCGGCGGCCCGCGCGAACAGCTTGTTGTCGGGATCTTTCCAGAACCGCTCCAGGACCTCGGCGACCTTGGGATCGTTCGCGCGCCAGGACACGCCACGACCAAACGTGTAGTTGCGCGTGAGACGCACCGCGCGACCATAGAGCGGGTCACGTCGCCAGTAGTAGCGCGAGTTCGCCAGCGCGGTCAGTCGGTTGATCGGCGTGACGTCGCCGGATAGCCCCTCGCCGCCGAGTTGCCACCAGCCGGGCTCCTCGTTGAACTCGACGGCCTCAGCCAACGCGCGCACATCTGAGACGAGCGCCTCCATCGTCTCGGAGAAACTACGCGGGGCGGTACGCGCCCAGATACGCTCACGCAACGAGGGCACTACTGCACCTTCCCCTGACTGATCATCTGTTGCACCTCGGCCATCTCCTGCGCCTGGCGCGCCCGTGCCAATGCGGCCTGCGTCCATTGCTCCTGAATCTGGCGCTCGGCCATCATCTGCATCAGGTGCGCCGCCGCCAGAATCTGCGTCGGCATCACGGCCTGAAGCTGGATGTTGCATTCAGCGCTCTTCGGGCCGTTGAACGTGATCACGATCACGCTTTCGGGCGCTTCCTGCGCTACGGTCTTCCCATTTCCTTTTTCGTCCATCAGTCCTCCTACCTAATAGCCGACGTCGACTCGGACGGACTCGTCGTACACGACCCTGTACTCGGCGGCGATGGCGCCGGCGAGGGCCAGCGCGTAGCTGTCCGCCCGGTCGTCGTGCTCGCCTTCGGGGGCGCGTAGTGTCGAGCCCTCGATGCTCGCCAGCTGCAGATAAGTCTCGAATGAATGCACCGTCGTCTCTTTGTTCTTGAACGCATCGGCACAGATGCTATACAGGATGGCCTTGCCCTTGGTGCTACTCAGCCACCCTTCCCTACCGTCGTGCCCCTCCAGCCGTTTGAGGCGGGAATAGTCGGTCAGCCACAACAGGACCGCGTGACCATGGTTGTTGCGCTCCACCATCACGCTGGCGTCGTTGTAATAGCGCCCGATCTCGTCGGCGTAGGCCGCCAGCGTGGAGGGCTGGAACTTGCCCGCCAGATTCGCCACCTCCCGGCCTGTGTCCCGATCCAGCACCGTCAACGCCGAGTCGTCACTGGTCGGGTTGCCCTCGGCCGGGTCCACCCCGACCACGTAACGGGCGTTAGGACTTGGCACTTCGTAGAGCGCCAAGCCAGGGATGGCCGGGGCGCCGGCGGGTAGTGGGTCCAGCGGGTCCCGTTCGTCCAGGCACTTCTGTAGCCAGGCTGGCGGGATGCGCTTGTCCAGCGTCCTGGGGGCCAGCGCTTCGGCGTCGGTGGCTGGATACTGCTCGTGCAGATCGTCCAGCGCCCCCGTGCGCGCCTCGACGTCCACCCGTTGAATCTCGTACCAGGCCTCGTCACGATCTGGACGGGCGTGCCAGGGCAAAAACGCCGCCTCCCAGTTCGTCAACCCCTTCTTGGCCGCCCGGTAGATCTTCTTGAACTCGCTGGCCGGCTTGCGCTTTTCTGAGCGACTGAGCAGGATCATCCGGCCACCATTGTCGATGGTGGGCTTGACGGCACGCATCAGCCGGTTAAGGTCGGGCACCAGGTCGGCCTCGTCCACGATGGCCAGCGTGGCGGTGTAGCTGTCGCCGGCGGTGGTGGGAAAAGCGTGGGCCACCGACCCGTTAGACAATTCCCACTCGTGGTCGTTGTCGGTGACCACCGCCCGGCACTTCATCCAGTCCGGCAAGCGCTGGTACATTCCCTTGAGCCGGAAGTCCAGCAGGTGCACCGCCTCGTCGTCGCGTCGGCTGAACAGCAGAACGGTCGCCGCCGGGTGGAACAGCATCAGCCACAGTGCAAACCCCAGCACCAGCCAGGTGAGCCCAAGCTGGCGGGCTTTCAGGATAACGACAAGTAGGTTGTAAAGGATCGTGCGCAGCGTTTTAGCTTGCGCCCGCCACAGCCGGAAAGGGATCCACTTCAGCGCCGTGGCGTCATAGATAACGCAATAGTTGTGAATGAAGTACAGGGGCGACTCGGCACACGCCAGCCATTCCTCTTTCTGATCTGGTGTCATTCATCGTCGCCCAACAATTCCTCTTCGAGTGCCTTGGCCCTGTCCCTGGCCTTGGCTAGGTCGTCCGACGTCACGCCTGTTACCGTGACCTCGCCGCTGATCTTCTTGTGCTCGGTTTCCATCCCCGCCGCCTGGCGCTGCAGCTCAACGCCCGTTTTGATAGCCCCGGTGATCTGGGCGAACGAGGCGTTGAGTTGCGTGGTGATGATGCGTACGCGCTCACCCGTCTTGGAATCGATGACCTCCTGCTCCGTGGTGCGCATAAAGGTGGGAAGTAGCTTGAGGTACTCCCCTGCCCTCCTGACCAATTCCTGCCCTTTGTCCCACCCCGTTTGGCGCGTCTCTTCCTGACGCTGTTCCCAGAGTTCCTGGGTGCGCTGATCGTCGAGCTCCTTGGCCCGGTCGACGCGGGCCTGCCACTGATACCTGACCGACCAGCCCTCGAGCGTGGCCTTGCGCCGGGTAGGCGGCTCTCCCACCCCCGGTTTACCCTCGCTTTGCCCTCGGTAACGTTCCAGCAGCTTGGCAAGGCTACGTCCCGACCCCATAAGGTAGTAATCCTGGAGGGCGTCGTTGGCGCGCCGTGACTCGCCCTTGTAGCGGGCGAGAGGATCGTCCTTGTTCCAGGGTTGCCTATCCACACTGTCACTTCTCCACGTCCGGCTCCCGCACCGGTCGCCGCCACCTAACCCGCGTGCTCTTCATCGCCCAGGCGCAGTCTTTCACGCGCCTGTCACTATTGAGCATACAATGGCGCTCGCATTTCAACCAGCCCGGCGCGGCTATTTCGTCGTTCATCCCAGCACCAATGCCGCCAGCACTGCCAACAGCGACAGAATGCTGACCCCTACCGATACATAGACCAGGCGAGTTTGACGCTCAATCCGCTGGCTCATCGCCAACAGCGCGCTATTGCTAATCCCCAACGGCCCCGTCTTCCCCATCGATCTTAGCACGTCCTCATAAGGGATCTCCAACGTCTGCTGCGTCGCGTCGCGCAGCACCCCACGAAACCGCCTACTCCATTTCGTATCTGGTCGTAGCGACTCCACCATCCGCAACAATGTAATCAAATGACCGCGCCTCCAGAAATGCCCGACCAGCTCACGCGCCTTGTCCATCGTGCCTTCGCCGGGCAGACTGTCATAGCCAACGCCCAGATCGGAGCAAAGGGTGCGCAATTCGCTCTCGCTAAAACATTCAACGAGCGCCTGGCGCAACAGCCGGCAGACCTGTTCCTGGTCCACATCCTGACTACTCCGGCAACTCTAGCGGCGATATCGGCGATGTGCCAGTCGGCAACGGTGAATCGTACGCCGTCGCCGTCGGTTTCGGTAGTTTCGTCGCCGTCGGTTTCGGTAGTTTCGTCGCCGTCGGCTCTATCGTGCGCGTCGCCGTACCGGTCGGCTCTAGCGTCTCGGTCGGTTGCGGCGTTTTCGTCGGCTCTACCGTCGCCGAGGCTACGACCGTCACGCGCGGGAAGGTCGGTTGTGGCGGGTACGGCGTCTGTGTCGGCAACGTCGGGCAGGGCGGCGTCGGCAAACAGGTCGGCGTGGGCAGCGGCGTCAGCGTGGGACAATTCGGCGCGCCAGGGCACGCCGAATACCACGGCTCCGCCTTCGTCGGTGATGGCAACGGAGAATCTGCTACACTCCGCGCCGGGCCGGATGAGAACGCCGCAATCGATAGGATGAGCAGGGATATCGCAGCAACTGGAATGATCGCGCGCGCCCTAGCCATTACGCCACGTCCTCACCAGTAGCCAGGTCGCTAAACCACCTACGACCAGCGCCACCAGGGCGCTTAGTGCGACGATCGCCAGCAGCTTGCCGATGTCGGCGCCCATCTCGATGGCTGTCACGACACCGGGCATCACTCTCGCTCCTCCCAATCGTCGATAAACAGCGGGGCGTCGCCTTCCCTTACCAGAGGAGGCGCATCGCCGGTCAATAACCCCTTGGCGACGACTGCTATCGCCCGCAGCAGATTCGCGTCATCAGGTCCTGGCTCCCCGCGTTCAACGCGCAGCAAGGCAGCTTCCACGTCCTCCCAGGTAATCCTGTGAATCGCTGGCATAGGTATTGACCCTATCGTCCCCATTGCAGAAATACCAGCGGATCATAGTAATCCCGCTCCACCCGTGCCTTGGCGTCATCAGCCTTTCCCGGCCAGTCCAGGGGATAGCGGGCCATCCGGGCGTCGAGGCGAGTGACGTCGAAGTGAAGATGGAAGGGATACCTCCCGCCGGCGTTCCCGATGCGGGCGATGAACTGTCCCATCTTGACCTGTTGCCCCTCGCGCACCTGGATGTCCTCGCAGTGCGCGTAACGCGACAGGCACTCGCCGTGCCGGATGCAGACGACGGTGTGCCATCCCTCAACGCCCGTTCGGACGGCGTACACCTCGCCGTCCGCTATCGAATATATGGGCCGGTGGCGATCGGCGTCCCAATGCGGGCTGTTGAGATTGAGATCCGCGCCGGTATGCCAGCCGAACGCATACCAACGCAAATAGCCGGTGGCGTCTACCCACTGGCCCGGCCAGATCTCGCCCGATGCACGCTCTTCGTCTGTTCCCACCGGCGAACAATATTGTTGCTGGGGCTCCAAGCCCGGTGGCATAACGACTCGGGGCTGGATCTTGTAGAAGGCAAGCGTGCCATCGTCGAGATGGTGGCATTCAAATAGGCCGAGGTTCTTACTCATCGCCATCTCTCCCGTTCAGCGCCTCATTTACGATGCGATGAACTTCTATCAGGCTATCCATTCGTTTTTCGTCGAGCAGATCTCGAATCATCGCCGTCACCTGAGCAGTGGCGCGGACGTCTTGTTCCAGCTTGGAGAGCTCTGTCTCCAGGTTTTGCACGTAATCCGTTAGCTCGATGTTTTCTGCGCGATAGGCGCGCCACACCAGCAGTACCTGGGTCAGCAGGCCATCGAGACGAGCCGGGATGTGCATCATGTGTGGTACGAGTTGCTTTAAAAGTTCCCGATCCCGATCGGTCATCCTCGTTCACTCCCCCCTGATCAGGTTGAAATCATCCCACGTTCATCGAAAGCTCCCTGGCCAGGCAGGGTGGGCAAGTCCCTGCCTGGCGTGACAAAGGAGGAGCAAACGGCCAAGACCCTGTCGCCTGTCCCAAGCTCGTTAAAGGGATGTGCTAGCTTCCGTTTCCCAGGAATTTCTTTCCCAGGTCGTAATATCCCATCGCCGACAACCCGCCGGCGATGGCCACGACGACCAATTCAATCCAGGGCACCCAGGCCGAGGGAACCATTTCTTGAGAGATGGCCTGGGCCAGGCCGACAAAGAAAAAGCCGAGGAACCCGGCCAGCGCCTGACTGGCCTTCCCCTCGACTCCAAAACCCTTGGCCGCCTCGACGATCCCCACGATGAGGAGCGCCACCGTAATACCTCCGATTGCAAAGTCCACGATTATCCTCCTATTTGATGGTGAGTAAAAACAAAGCGCGCCGTCACATCCCTCTTGGGATAGTGACGGCGCGCTTCTTACGCTAACGCCGGGGCCTGCGCGGCCTATTCTTGCTCTTAAATCAGCCTAGATGACCGGTATCACCCCTGATTTTCTGTCGCTCTTTCACCTCAGCCCACACAGCGCGTCCTCCACAGTCGAAAGTAATCTGGACGTTCCGAGGTCGGACTACTTGATCTTGATTGTCAAGCAGCCACTGAACGATTCGCTGGATTCTAGGGGGCAATTTGTCCATCTGTAGAGCGTTCATAGCTGTCATCATATTAGCACATTTGTTCTTAGGCGTCAATACCTTCTCTACGAACCGTCCCCCTTGACATCCATCCTTTCCGCCCCGGTGGTCACGATCGGCAAAGGTGCTAACGGGCGTTAGGACATTTGCACGCAAGCAAAAACGCCTGTATACTTGCACAAAACAAAAACCCCTCGATGGTAGCGAGGGGTTGGCCTGGACCAGGTAGGCAGATACCCAGCCGGGCGCTGGTATGGTAGCACAGAGACGCCACCCGGTCAAGGGTGGCGTTTCGTTTCTATTAGCTCACAAAGGCATTACAATGCAACCTTCTCTCTCTCCTCAAGAGTTTGTTGATAAGTGGCGCAAAGCCACGCTCAAAGAGCGTTCCGCTTCACAAGAACACTTCATCGATCTCTGCCATCTGGTCGGTCATCCCACACCGGTCGAGGCAGACTCAGCCGGTCAGACCTTCACCTTTGAAAAAGGTGCCACCAAGCAACGCGGGGGGCAAGGGTGGGCCGACGTATGGAAGAAGAACTACTTTGCCTGGGAGTACAAGGGCAAGCACAAAGACCTTGACCGGGCCTACCAGCAGTTGCTTCAGTACCGGGAATCTCTGCTGAACCCTCCGCTGCTGGTTGTCTCGGACATGGAGCAAATCGTCATCCATACCAACTTTACCAACACCGTCAAGCAAGTGGTCGAGATTGGGCTGGATGACCTCTTGCAGCCTGCTGGACTGGCGCAACTCCGCGCTGTGTTCTTTGAGCCTGAGACTTTCCGTACACCCCAGACAACAGAAGAAGTAACACAAGAGGCGGCCAGCGAGTTCGCACACCTGGCCGATCTACTGCGCAAGTACGGTGCAGATCCACAAAGGGCAGCCCACTTTTTGATACGGCTGCTGTTTTGTCTGTTCGCTGAAGACATCGGGCTTTTGCCCAAAAACCTGTTCACCCGTCTGGTCAGGCAAACACAAAGGCGCCCTTCGACCTTTGCGGGACAACTCAAACAGCTTTTTCAGGCAATGACCACGGGTGGCTGGTTCGGCGTTGATGAGATCATCAACTTCGATGGAAGGCTCTTTGACGATGACAGTGTATTGGAACTGGACAGCGACAGTCTGGACATTCTAGCACGGGTTAGCACTCTCGATTGGTCCAATATTGAGCCTTCGGTCTTCGGGACCCTCTTTGAGCGCAGCCTTGACCCCTCGAAGCGATCACAGTTGGGAGCGCACTACACCAGCAAAGAGGACATCCTGCTGATCGTTGAACCAGTGCTGATGGCTCCGTTACGTCGCCATTGGGATGAAGTACGGCAGGAAGCGCTAGACCTGGCCCACCGGCGTGATGAAGCCAAGAGCACGCGCACCCGTAATAGGCGACAGGAGGAACTGGTTAGCCTGTTGACTGGCTTTGCCTACGAGATCGCCCAGGTGCAGGTGCTGGACCCGGCGTGTGGTAGCGGCAACTTTCTCTACGTTGCTCTGAAGCAGCTACTCGACTTGTGGAAACAGGTTTCTATCCTGTCCAGTGAGTTGGGCCTGCCGCGTATGCTGCCCCTGCCGGAGACTGCCCCCTCGCCGGCGCAACTCCACGGCATCGAAATCAACCCTTACGCCCACGAACTAGCTCAGGCGACGATCTGGATCGGATACATACAGTGGTTGCGGGAGAACGGCTTTGGCGTCCCAAGTCAGCCGATCCTGAAGCCTTTAGACACGATCCTGCAAACGGACGCAATCTTGACTTATGATGAGCAAGGGCAAATCGTTGAACCGGAATGGCCGGAAGCGGATGT